GGCAGAAAGCGGGCGGCGTCGGCCCTTGTGTATATCTTTCCTCTGTGGCCGTGTTCCTGCTGGATGCAGTAGCGGCAGGACTGGTTGCAGGCCATGCCGAACGCCACACGGAAGGCATTCACGCTGTTGAATGGGTGCACCTTCTCCCTGAGGGTGAGTATCTTTTCCGTCGGGAGCGCGGGGGGCCGCCCTGTATCAAGGCGGACGCATTCATGGGTTTCGGGGACAAACCTGTAGGGGACGGTTTCCGTTTCCGTATGGACTGTAACAAGAGCCATGTCAGACCTCGGAGGCTTGGACGTTGATGGTATGGGCTGCGAGCGATTCCGCACCGGAGAGGCCGCAGGTCACGGTGATGGCATCACCTTCCGCAAGGCCGAGGGCCATGACCTCGATATCCGTGCTTTCTCCGCTTCCCAGCCGGAGGAGGCGGCGCGGCAGATAGCCTGTTTCGGCCCGCAGGCGGAATTCGCAGAGGGAATCCAGGTTCAGAGGACCTTTCTCGAAGGACAGCGTGAGTTTCGCCGTGCCCCCGGCAGGGATGGACGCCGGACCGGAAAGGGAAAGCCGGGGAAGGGCCATGCGTACCAGCGGCAGATCGCCCAGCGCGTTCTTGGCATTGTTGTCGTCATAAGCCACATCGGGTTCCAGATTGCAGAATACCGGCAGCGTGCCGTCCCGGTAACGGCTGACAACGACAATGAGTGCGTCCGGAAAGGTGGACTCCGTGTCCGGGAACAGAAAGCGTATCGGACAGCCTTCGCGCAGGGCCGTGGAGCTGAACTTCTCCAGCGGCCTGTAGCGCGTGAAATTCAACGGGATGATATCGGCGGTATTCGGATTGTATCCGAAAAACGAAAAGTCCTGAAACGACGCCCGCCTGCGAAACTGCTCAAGTGTCAGATCCCGCGCGCTTTCCAGCATGTAAAGACGCCCGGACAGGGACGCGTCGATGCTTTCCCCTGCCACCGCTTCCCCTGCACCCTCCCCGCCTTTGGGAGCCTCGATTTCCCGGTACAGGGAGCAGGACAGGAGTTCTTCCGCAATACGCAGGACAAGAACGTGACCTTCCGTCAGATAGTCCGGCATGGGCTTGCCGGAAGAGGATACGGCATACATCACCTACCCCCAGCAGTTGCAGTTGCAGTTGGAGACGCAGTTGCCGTTGACCGGAACGCTGATGGAGATGTCTCCGGAGCCGTCAAAGTAGGCCGAACCGGAGCCGTATGCTCCCTTGTAGGATGTTACGGTGATCCTTCTCGCGGCTTGCAACCGGGTCGCCGCGGCCGCGTTGCCCGCAGAATCCGCATAGCCCGCGCTGTCCGCGCGGGTCGCGCCGGGAGCCTTGCCGGTCGTGTTCCCCGTCCCCCCCTTGTCAACAGGCAATACCCCCGTCACGTCCGATACTCCGTGCGTGTGCACCGCGTTTGCCGCGCCTATGCCCTCCGGCGTGGGATCCGGCTTTGCTTCCAAAACCTCCACCCGTTTCACGATGCCGGGCTTTTCCCCCTGAAAGTTGTCGTTCATCTCGTCCAGGGCTTCCCTGACATTTGTTGCGGTGCTGTTTTCCTTCTCATAGCCCACAAGGTCGGCGCTGGTGCGGGGCAGCAGCAGGTCCGCGCCGGTTCCGTTTTTCCGCGCAAGAGTCACGGCTTTTGTCGTCATGTTTCCTCCATGCGCGGCCAGTTCTCTTCCACAGGGAAGGAGCGGGCCGCAAAGGGGTTACGCGCCCAGAGCGGGGGCGATGATCAGCAGCCCGCCGTCGCGCAGATTTTCGGGGATGGCATCAATGTTCGCGGCGGAGGCCACTTCCACCAGCCCGTCATTGATGCGTTTGCCGTCGAACAGCAGTTCGCCGTCCTGCGTGGACAGCTTGTCCAGCACGTCGGTCCTGTTGGCGTGTTCGTGCTTCTTCGCCACGGCGTCGGACACGTCCGCCGTCCTGAGGGCGCTGTCCCTGATGATGCGGCCCGTGGCCCCGTCGAAGGCGGGCAGGTTGCCGTCCGCGGCGCTTTCCGGCCCGGTCACGGCCCCGTCGATGTTGGTCTGCACCACCGTCCAGTCGGAATCGGCGGCAGAATCGGCGTAATCCTTGATGCAGACGATGAGGTCGCCCACCTCGCATTTCTGTCCCTTGTACGTCCCGGCGGTTCCCACCTTGTACGTCCAGCCAGCCTGATAGTCGGCGGCGGCGATATCGGAATCCTGACTGACCACGCCCTTGAAGACCATGGCGTCGTTGGCCGCAAGGACGTTCTTCACCGCTTCGCGCAGGGCTTCGATTTCCTGCTGCACGCTGCTTTCGCCCTGTTCTGCGTCCTTCATCTTCACTTGTTCGGCGGTGGTCTGAATGTTGAGCTGGTACAGGTTTTCTCCCACGCGCTGATAGAGTGGGGTGTTGAGTTCAGTAACGTTGGGTGCAGCCATGAGATTACTCCTTTAATGTTGATGAAAAACATTCATATTTTTACGCGCTTGCCGCAGGGCAACGTCCAGTCCGGCACATCATCAGGCTTTTCCGGCGGTTCAGGTTCCTCGGGCTGAGGCGGACAGTCGTTCTCAAATGGCGGGACAAGTAGAAAGAATCCATCCATGTTCGGAATGTCCTCTACACTGTCCACGGGTGTGAGCGGCTGCTGGATGGTGCCGGGCAAAACAATATCAGTATTGATGACAAAGAATCCGGAAGGCACCCTGTCCAGCAGG